TTATCCTCCTTTATTGATGTTATTTCCATCAGTTGCATAGCGTTTCTGGATCATTTGATAATTGGCAATTTCTTTTTCCGCCCGCTCAAACAGGGCAAGATCGCCGGTTTCCGATGCGTATCTGCCGACCCTCATCCATTCGTCGATTTGGGTCTGACAAAATTGAAAGGGTGTCATACAGCCTCCCTCCGGAACATTGCTGCCAAATCCCCGGGCGAGAACCGCCAACCTTCGGTTATTCCCATTACCGTCGCACAAAACTCGCTACAGAACCAACGGTTTTTACTCTGAGTCAGACGGAATACCGTCCCAACTGCCCCCATCCAGTCGTAACGGCAACCGCGTGTCTGAGCATATAGGCAGACGACCGAACTGTGCGCGGATGGCGGCAGCGGAATTAAATCCCACTTGTCAGACGGCAGCGGCATCACTTTCATACGTACGCCGCCGTCGCGCCCACTGGCGGAATAACAGGCATAAGAAGAGGCGCAGTATGTAGGGAGCCGCACGGCGATTTCGCAGTGACTGTACTGACTGCGAGTTACAGTACGTATCAGCCAATCCTCAAACCTCGCACGTATTCCGCACGCCTTTCCTTTGTAAAGTGCCAGATAAACCTCCGCCATCATTCAGCCTCGGCTTTCAGGTCGATGACGAGCGATATATCAGTCAGTTCATCAAGATTGGCCGCGGCGTTGATTTTGTCTTCCGCCACCTGCCTCAAGCCTGCCACATAAGCGGTCAACCGCTCAAATTTGAGTGTTTTTTCATAAGCTTTTTGCCTTAAAGCATCGATCGGCACGCCTCGAGAAGCGGCAATGGCGTCAAGCGTCGGCGTTGCAGCATTCTGGTCGGCATGCCATACCTTCGCCTCAAATGCCTGCGTTGTCCAAGTCGCCACCTCAAATTCGGGCACTTTGTCCAAGCCCGCCGCACGGTTGATATAGGATTGCGCGGCGCGGTTGACTTCGGCCAGTTTTTCAGACTTCGCTTCTTGCAGCATTTTCTTTTTGGCGGCAGGTGTCAGCACCCAGCTGCCGCCGTCCCATTTGTGGTATTCGGACGGGCGCGGCGGGGAAACGGTCAAATCGTCGGACACGATGCAGCCGGAATTGAGGGCGGCGAGCAGCCCGGCGTGTTGTTCGGGCGTAATGGGGCGCGCGCCCTCGGGGGCTTGGTCGGGGGTGTCGCAGTCGTAAAAGGCGCGGTCTTTGTAGTAAATGGTCATTGGTTTTCCTTTCGGGTCGGTGTTACGGATTGGCGGCGGGTCGGCAATGCCGTTTGAAGGGATCGGCGGCGGCGTTATCGGAAGCCGCGGGCGGCGAGGCTTCTGATTTCATTTAGCGCGTCTTCATTAATTCCCCTTAGCGTTTCTTCATCGATTCCGGGGACTGTCGGGGGGCTGGCGGCGTTTCCCGTACCGGCTTTGCCGATGGCGATCCAAGAGACGGACACGCCGCTGCCGCCTGCGGTTTCATAGCAGGAATGGTAGTCGATGACGAGGTTGTTTTCCGAATAATTGCGGATGGTTACGCCCGCCGCCATATTGCCGTAAAAACTGCTGTTCGGCGTATGCGTGGCGGTGCTGATGCTCCATACTTCGCCGAAGGAAACGGGGAAGTAGACGGTGTTGCTTCTGTGCACGCCGTTTATGTTGTTTTTGCCCCATTGGATGAGGATGCCGCCGGGCAGTTTTTGCCAGCCTGTCGCGGCAGCCGAGTTGCCGAAGATGCCGCCCACCGCCGCGCTGATTTTTTCGTCCAGCCCTTGGATTTGGGCGGCGGTGTGGGTGTGGGCGCGGTCGGCTTTGTCTTGCAAACCTTGCGCCAGCGTGCCCGCGTCCAGCGCGCCGGCATTAACGGTTTCGCCGTGGGACTTTATCCAGAACACGGCTTCGCCCAAGGTGTCGGCGGCTTTGATGCACAGTTTTAAAACCAGTGCTTTGGGGCGGTTTTCGTCGGCGGTGGGGACGACGCGGGATGCGTCGAATGTGATGGCGGACGGGCGGTCGTTGCCGCTGCCGTCTCCGTCGTATGTCCAATTTTTCCGGGCTTTGTCGATGCCGAACGCGCCCTCGGGGATGGCGGTGTCGAAGAGTTGCTCGTTGCTTCGGTTGCCGCTGTCGATTTTGCCGGTAATGTTGCGGATTGCGTCCCCCTGCTTCGTTCCGACTGCCAAGCCGTTGGCGGCGTTGCGGATAAAGCGGTCTTCCGCCTGCGGGACGTTTCGGATGCTTCCGTATTTGGCAACCAGCAGGCGGTAGAGTTCGGGATAAGCGGTTTCGGTTACGCGCGTGCGGATGTCGTCAAACGCCAGCCAGCCGGTCGGGATTTGGTCGGACGGAAACCACGCGGTGATGCCGATGTCGGTACGGCTTAAATCAGGCAGGCGGTTGCTGTTGCCCAAGGCGCGGTAAAGGTCGGGGAAGGTGTTTTGCGCAAAGGTCGTGCCGTCTGCCCGCAAATAGCCTGCGGGGTTTCGGACGGCTTTGGGAAAGGATACGATCGCGCCGACGGGGATGCCGTCTGAATTGAGTTTTTTCCACGCGCTCCAGTCGTCGTTCGCGCTGCTTACCTGGTGGCGTTCGTACACGTCGGACGTGTAGGCGGGGTAGCCCAACTGCCTGCACCAGCCGGGTTGCGTTCCTGCGATGACTTGGATATGGCAGGCGGTGTTTTCAACGGGCAGGTTTGAGCTGCCGACCGCTGTCGGCAGGGAATAGATGCCGTCTGTTTTGAGGGTGTTCAAATCGCCCCGGAATGTTTCGACTTTGAAATTGCCGATGCCGTATCCGGACAGCGTGTCCGGCTTGCCTTCGATGTCTTCGGCAAAACGCGGTTTGTTGGCTTTGTGGAAGATGTCGTGGTTGTTGTAGGAAATGCGGTTGTTTGCGCCGTGCAGGCGGAGGGTGTCGTCGCCGAAGACGATGTGGGCGTTGTCGTTATCCGCGCCGATGTAGGCTTTGTAGCCGCCGTTCCAGTGCGTTTGGTTGGCGGACAAATGGATGCCGCTTTGGAATTGGGTTTGGGCGGTAAAGGTTTTTTGGCCGTTGACGGTTTGGTCGCCGGTGAGGGAGACTTTGCCTTCCGATTCCGTCTGAAGGGCTTCGGTTTGGTTTTTGAGCCAAAGGGTGCGGTTGGCCAATTGTTTTGCCTGACGGTTGTCGATGCCGTCCGGCCCGCCCATCACGGGGTCGGAGGTTTCTAATTGGTAAATGCCTGTTTCCCATTGTGCTGTTTCGTTCAAATTTGCCATTATGCAGTTCCTCGGTTAAATGTTCCGTCTCTCGATGCCCGTCCGTTATGCCGGACGGCGGCGTGCCGGTAATCCAATGCCGCCAATACGCATCGGGCAGGCGCAAAGGCTTGCAGGGTATGCCGCAGCAAAGCCGCCTGATCGTTGGTTAGCACGCCGTTCATGGTGATACGGTAATGCGCCCAGTGGTCGGACCGTCCGTGCGCGTAGGTTCCGTCCCGCCTGATTTCGCCGTTGTGTTCCTTATTGCCCAAGCCTTCGGTGATTTCGACTTCTCCGAAACCGAGCCGCCGTACGATTTCGCGTATTGCCCACGGCGTGCCTTTCATACGGTGCAGCTGGTACGCGCCCTTAATCAGCTTGCGGCGCGTCTGGTCGCTTTCAGCTAACCAGTAGCTGTCCGCACCTAAAATGCTGCGACCCTCCGCCAGCAGCGCCAAGTGTTCCGGAGCAACCAAATCTACCAACCTCGGCAGTAGTCTGACCGCATCGACCTCATTTATTCTCAAGCCTAAATCCGCCAACATTTTGTAACGTCGGTCGTGTTCGATAACGGATGCGTAGGAGAGTTTTGCCATTGCTAACCCTCCGCCGTTTCAGGCGAGATGCGGATATTGACGGAAGTGCATCTTGCCCATTGGTCGGGTTGGACGACGGTCAGCGCGGGCGACTTTAAAACGACGTTGTATACGCCGGCCGCCTTCAATGCCGTCTGAATGTCCAGCGGCACGATGTCCGCGCCCAGTTTTTCGCGGCGTGATGCTTCGTAATCTGCCCAAGCCTGTTTTGCCGCCGCCAAAACTTCGGCGGCATCCGCGCCTGTAAACAGCGTGAGTTCCGCATCCAGCGTGTAATCGATAACAGAAGGGGCGGCAACGCTTACCGTGTCGCAAAGCGGGCGGACACGTTCGTCAGACAAAGCCCTCTGCACTTCGCCGATGAGTTCGGGAGACGGCAGCCCGTTTTTAGTCAGCACCGTTACCCGTACCCAGCCGCCGACCGGCTCGCCGCCTGCCGTTTTCAGGTTGCCGACATGAACGTCGCAAATGACAGGATTGACACGTCGTGCAAAGTATTCGTATGCGCCGACAGGCCCCGCCACGCTGAAACTTTCCGGGGCGAGCAGGATGCGTTGCCGATAAGCATCGTCCGACTCTTCGTCCGCACCGCCTGCCGATACTTCGATATTGGCGGCAGATACGCCGTCAATAGGACTGACCAAGGTATTGATTTGTCCTGCGGCAAAACCATTGCCGGACACACCTGTCTGCGTACAGACAGCCTCTAAATCCAAAGTTCGGCCGGCTGGTGAGAGCGTGCCTTCCGATGCCGTCTGAAACACGGTCGCACCTGCGGCAATCTGCGTACTTTGCGGGATGACGACGAGTTCGCTGTGGGAAGCTGCAAGGGTAAAGCGGACGGTGCAGCGGGCGGCGGATGCCTCAAGGCGCGGCGTGTTCACATCGTCGCCGCACAAATCCAACATCAACCCCATTGCAAAACGCGGGTGCTGCTGGCGGTAGGCTTCGTTCAAGGCTTTACGGACCAGCATTTCGCGGTAGGCATAGGTGTTGATAATCAGACGCTCGATGTGGGCAGGTTGCAGGGTTTTGCCGCTTTTTGCCTCATAGTCGGCAATGGTCTGCGCCAAAATCTCGGCAAGGTCGTCTGAAACCGCCTTGACTTCTTCACGCTTGAGTTTGCTCAAATCCATGTCGCCTGCTCCAATCTGATGTCTGTCGTATAAACCTCGCCTGCCGCCTTATCGGCGATACGCCAATAAACCGTCATCGTCAGATGCGGTGCGGCACCGTCGAAAATAATGTCCTCAACCACTGCCCGCTTCTCCCACGTCTGTATGGCCAGCACGGTTTCGCGCACGATATTGGGGATAAACACGTCTTCCGGCGTGTCCAGCCATTTGTAATGGTCGGAGCCGAAATCAGGACGGGTAACGTCCGCGCCTTTGCGGGTGGACAGGATATTGCGGATACATTGGTCGATGTCGTCCTCGCCCTGAACCACGCCCGAGCCTTCGGGCGCGAGCTGCCAGTGTTTCGAGATAGGTGCGGCGTAGAACATCAAAAAATCCCTGTATCGCTGATAGATACAGGGATTGTAGAGAAGGCCGTCTGAAACGCCTTTTAATGCGGTTTAATGATTTTTCGGTTCGCCGGTTTGCCCTCCGGAATCGCCGTCATGGATGTGCCTGCCGACATTGATACCGTTGACGATAAGTTCGCCGTCAATGATGACGTTACCCGTAATCTTCGCCGCCTCGCCGCCGCCGGCATTGCCTGCCGCCAAACCTGCGGTATAGGTCAACAGCCCGTTTACCGTCGCATTGCCCGTAATTTCTGTCTGAGGCGATTGGATGTCCACTTTCTGCGCCGCTTTGATTTCGACCTTGCCCGGCGTTTCCACAACGACTTCACCGCTGCGCCGGTCGTGCGAGATGACCGTGCCGTTGGCAAACCGTTTAACCCATTTGTTTTGGTCGGATACCGGCGGCTTGTCGGCGGCATTGTAAATCGCGCCGATGACGCAGCCGTTTTCGCCGCGCGCGTCCAGCAGGCAGACTACCAGTTCGCCCACATCGGGCAGGCTGTAAAAACGGTTGCCGCCCGCCGCCGGTGTCGCCATCGGCAGCCAATCGGTTTCCATGTCGTCGAGTACGGGGATTTTTACCCGCAAACTGTGTGCCGCCGCATCGACTGCCGATACCGTACCAAATTGCATCGTTGCCGTAAAATCATGGGTTTGCACTGCCTTGCTCCTCTTCAGAAACATATTCCGTCATCTTGATTTCGATTTCCGTCGTATAGCCGCTGCTGCGCGAAAAGTCATGCCGCGACTGCTTGACCAGATATTTACCCGAAAACTTGCCGAATCCTTTCAGCCGTACCATTTGGCCTGCCGCCAACAGCGCATTGCCGACCAGTGTAACCGTGCCCGCGCATTGGTCGTCCTGCGCATCCGCCAATTTGGCATCTGCCCTGGCATTCAATTGCGCCGCGCTCTCACCCTTATTTGGCACGATACGCAATGTATCGCCCGTGCTGCCATGTTTGGCTTTGCCTCGCTTGGGCTTGCTTTTTCGGCTTGCTGAGACCGTTTTCTTGTTTTTCGGGTCGTAGCCTTTGACATCTACTTTGGACGGCACGCCCTTAATCAAATCGCGCAGGCGGACACGGATGATGTCCTCAGGTTTCAGGACGGCAACGGCAGGACGCTGTTTAAGCGCGTTGTTGTCGGTAAACACCAGTTTCTTGCCGACGATTTTAAAGCTGTGTCCGTATTCCTTCGCCAGCCGCGCCAAAAACTCGACATCGCGCTCCTGATACTGGGTAACGCGTTTGATGGGGATATCTTTAACCGTCCCTGTGATTTCCAATTTCAGACGGCCTGCAATCTGACGGACAATGGCGGCCAGAGTCGTGTTTTCATACGACTTGCCGCGCAGGGTGCGGTTCGACTTGGTAATGCCCGTCGATAAAGCCTTCAGGCTGACCGTCGACGGCGGCCGGTTGTATTCGATTTCGGCAATCTCAAATTTGCCGAGAGAAACCAGCCCGGTAAATTGGTCACCCAGGCTCAAAGACAAAGCATCGCCCTGTTCGGGATACCAATTACTCAGCCAGCGGCCGTCCGTATCCTCAAAATCGACCTGCAATTCGTCCGACTGCCCCTCAAGATAATCGGTATAGCTGAACGAAATCAGATAAGGCGCAACATCTGCCGTTATATCTTTGTCTTCGTAAGACAGGACGAAATCGGGCATGGTAACCGGATGGGTATTGCCGCCATCCAAGCCCTTCAGCTTCAAAAACGCACTTAACGCATCCACGGCGGCAGCTCCTCTTGGTTATTTTCGGTTTGGTTTCCAAAACGGGGACAAATACCGTCAGCCCGCTCACGAACTCTTCCGCCAATGGCAGATGCGGATTGGCGGCAATCAGACCGTCAATCAACAGCGCATTGCCGTAATGCTTGTGCGCAATCAAATCCCATCGGTCGCCGTCTTGGGTGGTGTAGCGTATGACCGCACTCATCATTTATCCTTTCTTGCCGCAAGATAGCCGGTCAAAGCCTGGGCGGCGGCAGAGCCGTTTGCCAGCGCATCCGATGCTTCGGCTACGCCGTTTTCCACCGCATCCAACCAACTTCCTACCGAACCGCCCTCATGACCTGCCCGCAATGCGCCGACGGCTCCGCCCAGCCGGTTGGCCGCTTGTCCGGCTTGTGCCGCAAATTCTGCCGCGCCTTTCAGGTCGCCGAAAACCGCCGTTACTTCCGGCAAGGTATTGAGCCTTCCTAAAGTGCTGCCACCGACATTGAGTGCGTCCCCCAACAGGTTTAATGTCCCTGACGGGTCGTTTTTCAAATCTTTAGCCGCGCGTATCAGGTTCTGCATATCGGCTATGCCCGATTCCGCAGCGCGGTAGACCTTGATACCTTTTTCGACCGCCCTCACTACATCCGATGCCTGAGCCCGAACGCTCTCCGGTAATAAGGACAGGAGCGGATTTTGCCTGCCCGACTTGACTGCGGGCGTAGGTAGGGGATTATTCGGGTCGCCGACAAACTGGGTCAGCTCCACATCCAATTCCCGCGCCGCCGTCCGACCTTGCGCGTCCTGAATCAACGTGCGCTCCGTCAGCCGCTCAAGCACAAACCATCCGACAAAACGGCCGCTGCCGTAAACCAAAGACACTGCCTGCTGCGCCTCCAAAGCCGACAGCAGACCCTTATAAGCCGTGTCGGGATTACCCAGCCGCCAATGCAACTTGAGAGAGAAACGCAACGTCGTCAGTTCGTTTTGCAAGGCCTGCAGGCGCGGACGGCCTTTTAAGACCTCATGCTTGGCAAAGTTCGCCGAATGTTCCGCCTCAAGCGATGTGAAGCTGTTTAAAAGCTCAAATCGCACATCACCCAACATCGCATACATCAATAAGCCCTCCGTGCTTTGTCGTCCATCATGCGGCGGAACATTGCTTCGAATTCACGCAAGCCCATCTGCAGCGCAGCCTCAATCTGCTGAGGATTACCGCCCGGCGCGTTGATGGTCGGGTTGTAATTGATGGTCATCCCGCCCACCGCCTGAGTATTGCGTGCAGACGCAAATGCCTCGCCGCCCGCAGACAACCGTGCCGCCAGCGCGCCCATATGGTCGGTAAAACCGCTTTTCAGACGGCCTGCCGTATTGGCTATAGAGGCAATCGGACGAGCCGCACTCCCGTCCAAACCGATTTGCAGGCCATCCATCATCCATCCGCCAAAGCGGCGGAACACGCGGCTGGGCGAGTGAATGCCCATCACGCTGGCAAATGTTTGTTTGAGCGATGCCGCCTTTTCGGCAAACCATGCCTTGACCGACTCGAATTTGGACTGCAACCCGTTCCACAGCCCTTGGATGATGTTTGCGCCAAACTGCGTGAAGCTGGACGGCAACTGCACGCCGAACCAAGACATAACAGAGGCAAATGACTGATAAAACAGATTAAGTGGCGACCAACTGAGTATCTGTGCAGAGACATTGCCGATACCGCTGCCGAAAAACGCCTTGATTCGTTCCCAGCCCTCACTGAAAAAGCCGGTTACCGCATCGGCGATACCGCCGATAAAACTGCCTAGGTCTTGCCACAATGCTTTTGCACCACCGACTACACCATCCCAGTTTTTATAAAGCATATAAGCGGCGACACCCAGCAGGGTCAATGCAATGCCGATAGGCGACATGAATAAAAATCTACCCAGACTCATCAGACCACTACCAAATAGTGTTGCCGCCGTTTTTACTACACCGAAAATACGGGCCAACGCACCAATGCCCGATTTAAACCTGATAACGGTGGCAAGCCAGTCAACACCGAGCAAAGCTTTTGCAAGCCGAAACGACACCATAAATCCGGACAACTCATTCCCGACAAAACGGAACATTAGCCCACCGGCCTTCAACGCCGCAAACCCTGCCGCAAGATGCACGAATGCGGATACAATTTCTGGATTTTTGGATGCCCAATCTGCAAAACTGTTTATGATCGGGCGGATGGCCGTCATCAGCTGATTGAGCGCAGGCAACAATACGCTGCCCGCTGTGATACCGATTTCCGTCAAACTGTTTTTAAAGGTTTGCCAGTTGTTTGCTGTCGTGGCAGACCTGGCGGCAAACTCTTTATCCATACTTCCGACAAACGCAGGTTTACCGTCTTTTGAGGTTTTTTTGAGTTCGTCGATTGATTTCTTATAAGTTTCCAACCCACTAACTAATACCGCGACATCATCGGCATATTCCAAACCGAACAAATCGACCAGTGCGCCCATTTGGTTTTCTTTAGGCAGTTTTCCGACCTGTTTCAAAAAGTCCATCAATGCCTGCTCGCCGTTTTCCTTGATGGATTTCTTCAAATCTTTTGATTCCATCCCCATATTTTTCAGGGCTTTTTGGAATTTCGCGCCTTGCTTATCCGCAGTCATCAATTTGGTCAACATACCGTTAATTGCCGTACCGGCAATTTCAGGCGTTTTGCCGAGGCTGATAAACGCATTGGATAAAGAGGTCGTCTGAATTTCGGTCAATCCAAATTGTTTAGCAACGCCACCCACTCGTCCGAGCGTATTGATAATATCGCCCGCCTTGGCAGGGCTTGAGTTGGACAAATGATTGACTGCATCGCCCAGTTTGCCGATTTGGTCGATTGGTATTTGATAGACATTAGCAAGTTTCGCCATGCTGTCGCCCGCCTGATCGGCAGCCATGTCGAACGCTACAGACATCTTGGCGATGGTCTCTGTGAATTTAGGCAAGTCTTTACGCGCAACGCCAAGCTGCCCGCCTGATGCAGTGATTTTTGCCAGCTCTGCACCTGCCATAGGGATAGTGCGTGTCAGGCGCAAGATGTCCTGTTCCATCTCCCTAAACTGCTTGGGCGTATCAAAATCTACGACCTTTTTGACATCTGCCATTGCCGATTCAAACTCGACGGCCAGTTTTACCGGGAATGCCACCCCGGCTACAGCACCGGCCGCTCCCCAAAATTCGTCCTTAAGCGCGCGTCGGCGGTCGTAATGATCCTGTTTCTGCTGCTGCAAATCAGCAACGAGGCTACGTTTGCGGTTAATTTTGGCGATAGTCTGACCAAGCTGGTCATATTCTCGCCTAAGTTCACCAACCCGTTCCCTGCTCATCCGCAGGGGATTTTGCAATGTTTCGCCAAGCAGGTTTTGCCTTGCCGCCAGACCTTTGACTGTTTTATCCAAAACGTCCAAAGACGACTTGACTGATTTGATACCGGCAACTGCACCGGCGACCGATGCGCCGATGGTAATGCCTAAAGAAAAACCGCTTGCCATATGTCTGCCTGCAATTTAGAATTTGTCCAATAAAAGAAAGGGGTTGCCATGTATATCGACAGCAAATATGAAACCGTGTTCGACCGTGTCAGCGACCTGGCGGCAAAAGGTCTGTTTGCCGTTTATATGTCGGGCATTGCTTGGGTTGTTATCGCCAATACGCCTGCCGACCTTGACGTCATGTTGCCCGTTCTGCTGCTGGCATGGTTTTCAGGGACGGTGGTCTGGCTGCTTTTCGGATTCATTCCGACACTTGTTGTCAGCTTACTGGTTGGCGGTTTGTCGGCTGCGTCAGTATTTATTAAGGACAAAATCAAAAGCTGCACCGCGAACGGCACGGCTCTGAAACCCTAAATCCCGCCCCTCCGCGAAAACAGAAGAAACCCCTACTTTGACAGACACGGATTGATTGGTCATGCACAAAAGGAAAGATGAGCAGCCGTTGGACTTTTCCGACAGCTTTGAAATATCGCTGCAGATATTTTTTTGGCTGTTGTCTTCAACCGTCTTCGGGATTGTGTTTTTTTCGCTGTTTACTGCCGATCAACCCGTTATCTCAACAATATTCGGCGGCTTGATTGCCGCTTTTGCTACATTGACGGCCTCTCCATTGACCGCATTGGCAGCCACCTTACTGGGCGGCATCCTCTCCGGATTGTTGTGTTGGACAGAGAAATCCAAAACCGCCGCATAATCTGAAGAAAAGCCGGATACTGGATTGTCCGGCTTTTTCACATCCCCCTCCGATAACCCGCCTTCATTTGGCGGGTTGCTTCTTTCTGCCAGTCTTCAAATTCGTCCAGCGGCAGCGCGTAAACCTCATCCACGCTCCAACCGAACCACCAAGCCAAATCGGCGGCGGCAGACAGCAGCTGCCGCTGCGTTTCCACCCTCGAAAGCGGCGGACTATTTGCCGTCCGGCTCGGATTCCGTGAAGCGGCGAAACGTCTCCTGCAACTGTTTCCAATCCGCCAAATCCAAGCAATCCAAGTCTTCGGGAATCATGCCTGCCATACGGGCAAACAGGGCCAGTTCTTGCTCCGCCTCATTCGTCAGGTGCGACACGGCGCGCAAATCGCCCACGCGCAAACGACGGAGCGTTACCTGTTCCAACATCTGACCCGTCGCCAGCCGTACCGGATATTTCAGTTTCACAACGGTATTTACACCCAAATCTTCTTGCAATTTCTTGGCTTCACTCATTTTCCATCTCCAAAAATAAAAAAATCACCGTATCGGTAAAGATACGGTGATTGTGTCAAAGGTCGTCTGAAACGGCTTTTAATCCGATTTAAAGATTAAGCACCAATGTTTTTACGCATTTGGTTCAAAACGTCCTGACCGTCCACGCGGTAGATATTTTTGAACGCGTTGTAGTACAGCACTTCGCGCCCGCCGACGACTTGGCGGACTTCTGTTGCCTGGTAGGTTGAGCTAAATTCCGCCTTTTCCTTCGGCTTGTAGCCGCCCAGGGCGTTTTTGGAAAACACTGCCGTTACCGTTGTTACGATGGGGACTTCTTCCGCCAAACCTGACGCATTGAAGGTCTGCAGGTTGCCGCGCACCATCAGTTGCACAGCTTTAAAGGGGTTGGATGCCTTCTTCGCCACCTCGGGATAAAAGCTGTTCCAAGTAACTTCGCCTTCCAGGGCTTCTACGCCGTTGGGCAGTTTGATGGTACCGACCATACCCAAACCGGTAAAGTCGTCCTGCCCAAACTCAAACTCGGGCAGTTTGAATTCCGAAGCATTACCCAACAGGCTGTTACCGTCGATATAGACGTTGGCATTGTAGATTGCATTGATTGCGCTCATGTTTTTTCCTTTTCTTTTTCCATCGTTTCAAAATGGACGATGTCGTCCATTTTGGCTTGCCGCGCCCTTTCAAAACGGACGATGTCGTCCGTTTCAGACGGCATTAGGACGCAGAAACCAGATTGGCCAGGTATTTACGGGTCATCACGCTGGTATTGGTCAGACGTTCGCCAGGCAGCTTGGGCGTGTAGTCGTACACAATCGGCACTTGACCTTTACTGAACGCATCCGACAGGTCGTAGTCATAGTCCAAACCGACCGAGAAGCCCGTGATGGAGCGCAGCGTGCCCAAATAGGTGCGTACCGTTTCAATCAGGCTGTCGATTAAGGCATCGTCAATCGGGCGGTCGACGTATTGCAGTTCGGCGCGGCGGATGGACTCGTCGATGATGTCGCCGGTGCGTTGCGCCACTTCAAAGTTTTTAATATGCGAAACCGTCGGGAAACAGGCAAGGCGGTTGCCCCACATCCGATAGCCTGTGCCGTAGCTGTTGAATACGGTGGTAATGCCTTTTTCGTTCAGCCGGTTGGTTTCGGACTGAGGATCGTCCGCGCGGGCGGTCAGTCCGATTTCCACGCCGGTTACGCCCAAGAGTTCGCGGTTGGAGATGCTGTACCAGTAGCCCTGTTCCACATCGGTTTTCATACGCAGGCCGGCGGCGTGGACAGCGAGGCTCTCCAAACCCAAGAGCCCGACGACGTAGGGGTAAAAGAGCTGACAGCGGTCGGACGAAGTTTGGAAATTGATGCTGCCCAACGGACCGCGTCCTTCCAAAGCCTTGCCCAAGCCTGTGCCTTTCGGCGCGGCAGCATAGGCGATGGCTTTCAATTTGCCCGCAATGATTTCCATTGCCGCGCGAACTCCGGCGTTGCCGTCATACTCGGGGGCGATGATAATTTTCGCGTCCGCGCCTTGTCGGTTGAAACCTTCGGTCAAGAGTTCCAAACCGGTGCGTTTTCCCGTTGCCGCCACATACGCGCCGATAATGTCGGCTTCGGTCACTTTCGTCGGGTCGGTATAGGTGTAGCTGATTTCCGGGGCGGACGGTTTGGTTTTGAACACAATTTCGCCCGTCAGCGTGTTGATGGTGTAGTGCGTGTTTTCGGTCAGGGGGCTGTTGCCGTCTGAAACCGCGTAGCCGCTTTGCAGGGCAGGCTTGGCGGTTTTAGCTGTCAAGGTGTCAGGATCAACCGCCAATACTTCGTTGCTGACGGTTGTCTTATGTTTGGCAGGGTCGCAAACATTGACAACATAAGCGACACCGCTGCCGTAGCGCGTCCAGATGTGTGCGGCATCCGGCAGAGTAAAGCCCTTGCCGGTCAGCTCGCCGCCGAATCGGGCAAAATCTTTTTTAATTTGACATACCGTCAGCTCATTGACCGCGCCGACAGGCGCAGTGCCGACGATGGCGGTAATTGCGCCGTCAACGGTATAGACGGGATTGAAGCCGCCGTCAATGCGGATGGTCTCCGTGCCGTGATGGTAGGCTGCTGCCATGATGGATACTCCTATTTTTTAGGTTTTAAATCGGAATTGAGGTCTTGGTCGGTTCGGCGATAGCGGGCAGCGACGAAGAGGGGGCGTTTTTCTTCACGGCAAACTTCAACCTGCTGAGTCTCAGTCTGCAAGACAAGCTGATACTGCCATGCGCCCGCATCCTCGGCTAAAAACTCCTCACTGATAAGGTGGCAGGGCTGGCAGTTCGGCGGCGCAAAACCAACCATAGCAAGACGTGTCTCATCTAAAATCGCCAGCGTGCCGTCATCCGCATTAAGGCTGCTGCCGAAAACGGTCAACACCAACCTGACATCGCGCTGCTGCGCAATACGGCCGAGCTGCTCAATATCGCCAAATTTACTGCCACCGTAGCCGACCAAGATTGCCCCGACGGGATGGATAAATTGGTATTCGGACGGCCGCTCCGGAAAAGCCTCAACGCTGACCCACGGGATAGCGGCCTGCAAATGCTCTACTACCGCATCAATAATCGGACGTGTCGCGCTCATCAGTAGCCTCCTAAATCCATTTTGTCGCGCGCTCGGACGTGATACGCGCCCGGCTCGGGTTGCGACGGCTTGTCCAATGCGGCGATGCCGATGTGAATCTTGCCGTCGCGGATGGCTTCCAGCGTCTTAATGGTTGCGTTGTAGGCAGTTTCCAGCGGTTTCGGAAAGTCGGCGCGGTTGATGCGGCGGCTGTGCAAAAAATGGCGGGCGATGTTGATGCACAAAGGCTGCAACACCGTCGGCGTGTCCTTCAGCGGCAGCACATATCTGCCGCGCAGGTATCCGTCCACCAAATCGCAGGCATAACGCACTGCCGCATCAATGACCTGAGCGTCGGGTTCTGTCCCGCGCGCATTGTCGTTGGTCAGTTGCACCAACTCCATTTGGCCCATCGCAGCCGTCAAATCATCCGCGCCGATATACATGGCTTACTCCGCCCCTTCGGCTGCTGCCGATTTTTTACCGCGTTTCGGCTTTTCAACTTCGCCCGTAGGGGCATTGCCTGTATCATCTGACGGCGTATCTTCGGACGGCGGGGTGTCATTTTGTTGCGCATCCGGCTCTTCGCCGGTTGTCAGTGTCGGGGTAACGTGTGCCGCGACCGATTCGTACTGCTCCGCCGTCAATTCGACCGCTTCGCCGACCTCGACACGAAATTGGCCGCCTTGTTCGTTTTCCAAAATCAACGGAGTGTTTGCGATATAAACTTTAGCCATGATCAGCCTTTCAAAAATACTTGGATAACTTCGCCCGCCGCTGTCGCCGCAGAGCGCGCCGTACCGGCAACCTTGGCATTACCTGCCGCCTTGACTGCCGCGCCTTGCGCATCGGCTGCTACTTCATCGCCGACGGCAATCGTGCCGCCTGCCTCGACTAAGGCGATACCCAATACATCGACGGCCAACATTTCGCCCGCATCCGCATCCAAAGTAGCAGTACCCAGCACTTTCACACCGGCGGCTGCCTGTTTGCCTGCGAAATCCACAAAGCGGTTTTTGACCACCTTACCTGATGTTTTGACCGTGGTTACCAAGACCACTTGTTTCGTTTGTGCCATTTAAGACTCCTTTTGCTGCGCGTCATGCGCATTTTCTTTGATACGGTAGGCTTCCAAGGCCAACAGATTTTGCAACGCGTCCTGATAGGCCAGCTCGCGCCCCTTCTCCGCCACGAACGCCTCGGAATTGAGAGCGGCAGAATGGCCGACGACGACAAACCCGGAATGCAAGATCACCGTACATACGGTTGAAGTCGTTCCTTCGACGCGGTGGTACCGTACCTCGGTAATGCGGGCATTCAAATCTTCATACTTCACAGATAACGTCATTTTTTCCTCCGCAGGCCGTCTGAAGCCTTTCAGACGGCCTTTCAACATCTACGCAACCGCGTTTTCAAACAAGAAACCGCATGCACCGCCGACCACTGCCGCTTTGCGGATGTCGGTATAGCGCGCGTATTCCACCTTGCCGCCAACCTCTTCGTAGCGGTCAACTACCGGCATACCGCGACGGCGGAAGGTATAACCGAAGCTCGGCTCACCCTCGTCATTGCCACCGGAAGCCGTATGCGGACGCACAATCAGGCTGGCAAATTTGCCCCAAATATCTTGGGTGGCCTTATTGGCGGCAGGTGTAGATACCGCCTCTCCGACGATGATGTCGTCCAGCTCCAGCAGATTTTTCAGCTGCTCGACCGTGAGCAGGGACTTGCGTTCATTTGCACCCAGTGCGCTGATGAGCTTTTCGTGGCGTTTCAGTGCCGACAGCACGCTCGCGCCCACCACTAGTACCGACGGGCGTACACCGCAGCCTGCGCGAACCGTTTCGCGGGCGGTCTCGATGTCTGCCAACGGATCAGAGTTTTTATCGCTCCATTTTTGGGTGGAGGCCAAATCTTTGCTGAAACCTGACTGATAAGCCGATTTGTTTTGCAGGAGGGCGGCAGTTTCGATTTCTTGACGCAGCTGCACGCCCTTGACCGCGCGGCGTGTTGCCTTGGCGCGCTCGTCGTACATCGATTCCGCTTGTTCGCGGTAATCCACACCGGCGGCCAAATCATGTTCTTCCAACACAACCGGCATAAAGTTTGGGGAGTCCAGCGTAATCACATTCGATGTCGCACCGACCGCACGTTCGGTCTGATACTCGACAAACGAACCCTTGCCGAACACCGGCACACGCACGCCTTCTTTTTCAGTAAACACTACCGGGAAGATTTTCTCGGCAATAAAATCCGCCTGCTTGTAGCCCAGTGCGAGATTGGTTAAAACCGGATCAAGCTGGCCGCGCAGACCGCGCAAATGAGATGCACTCATGTTTTATCCTTTTTTAGGACAAATGCGACAACGTCGTCGCATTTGACGGGTTGATGATTAAGTAATAGTACGGCGGGCAGCCTCTTCGTAAGGGATACCTTCCGCTGCCGCCAATGCCGATGCACGTTGGTGATGGCTCAAGGCTTCCGGGTCCGCCGCTTCGGCAAAGTCTGCCGCCAATCCCGACGGCGTTTCACCTTTCGCCATCTCACCGCCCTGAATCTGCTTGGGCAGCACGGCGGTAAAAAACGCACGCAGCGCGGCAGACAAAGGCTGCTTCTTACTGCCTTCGCCGAAGTCGGCGGTTACGTCGTCAGGGTATTCGGCAAAATCCAAAACCTTGACGACCAAATCCTTGTCGGCAGGTTTCAGACGGCCTGCCTTGACCAAGCCTTCGGCAAATTCGGCATTCTGCTCATGCGCACCATCGCGCAGGGCGGTATGCTGCTCGTCTTGCAGCTTTTTCAATTCCGCCTGCGATTCGGCGGCCTTCTTCTCGGCAGCTTCGCGGGCGGCCTTTTCGGCTGCAAGCTCTTGTTCCAGCGACATAGGGGTCTCCTTGTTTTCATGGTTTTCTGGGGGTGGGGGTGATTCGGTAAATTCGGCAGGTTTCAAACCCGCCATGCTCAGTAATCGGCGCAATAAGCCGATTTCTTGCGGTTCTTCGGCAAACTCGACATAAACTTCGCCTTCGGCAAAACTGACGGAGGACAAACCCTTGACTGCGGGCGGTTGCGCGCCCAAAAAGCCGACATGGCGCAGCGTCCACACGCCCGGCTTCGGATTGTTCGGACTGGTTGGCGGGTAAAAACTCGCCGACACTTTTTTATATCGTCCGGCTTTAACCAAATCCGCAAAGCCCTCATCGACTTGGGCAAAGTCCGCCGTCAACACGCCGTTTTGCACACCAAGCGACTTGACCCAGCCGTAGGCGGGCGCATCTGCCTTGGGATGCCCGACCACAATAGGGGCCTCATGCACCTTCGGGTCATATGCTTGGGCAGCGGCGGCAAGGTCGGCCTCGGTAATCGTTACCGTATTGCCGTTTGCATCGGTGCGCGTCCCTGCGCGAAAAATTTCGTAAGACATAAAAAAGCCTCATCAGATGGATGAGGTTATTGTGGCAAATGCCGTCTGAAACGGCTTTTAATCGGGTTTAAAACTTATTTCGGCAGATGTTTGCCGGAGGCAGTAAAAAACCGCCCCGAGGCGGGGCGGTACAGGCTAGATAAGGGAAAATAAAATCTTGAATATGCAGAGATAGGGGAGAACCCACAACCACCGCCGCCGACGGCAGAAGAACCACATAACGAATAATGCCGTACAAAATATCCAAACAAAAAACCTGTCTCCCATAATGAGCGTCCGGACAATCTCTTTGTCCACCGATACCCAATAGGCGGTAAACGGCAGGCAGGACAGGTAGGCATACCATTTGCCGTTCACTGACAATCTGTTCGCAAGCAGTTGGATCAGCTGGATAAATTCCATGATTCTCTCCGGCATATTGCGTTTGTTTCAACACACAGGACGACACATAAAGCGTCGCCCTATGTGCCGTCCTGATTCGGAAGGGGTTGCACCCCTCCCAAATAAATTCTGATTCTACCGCCCTAAAGGGCGGGGTTTCAACCGAAAAGGAAACACGATGAACCCCGAAGATATTAAAGCCGTCTTCGGCATGAAACCCGAAGCCGCCGTCGCCTATCTCAAGCAAAAAGGCATTGCCGTATCTTGGGACTGGCAGGATATATTGGACGACGCGCACGCCACTGCCTTTACGGTGGCCAAAACCGCCAAAATGGATGTGCTCTCCGATATCTATTCCGCCGTCGTCGATGCCGCCGAACAAGGCCGGACGCTGGAAGAGTTCAGCCGAGAACTCGCCCCTGTTCTACAGCGCAAAGGCTGGTGGGGCAGGCAGGAAGTTCAAAATCCCGAAGGAGAAACCCAAAGCGTACAGCTCGGTAGCCCCCACCGCCTGAAAACCATCTATCTGACCAATATGCAGTCGGCCTACATGGCGGGCCGTTACGCCGAAATGATGGACTCCATCGACACGCACCCTTATTGGCAGTACGTCGCCATCAACGACAACCGCACTCGTGATACCCACCGTATGATGCACGGTCGCGTCTATGCCGCAGACGACCCCGTATGGAATACTTTGTACCCTCCTTTGGACTACCGCTGTCGCTGCCGTGTCAAACCGCTGTCCCGCAGTATGGGAGAAAACCGTGTCCTGCCCCGACCGAATCTTGAGTCCATCACCGTAGATATAGGCGCAAATCCCTATACCGGTGAGGAGCGTTACGCACAGCGCACCGGCATTCGCATCAACAACAAATTTATCGCCCCCAATGCGGGCTTCAACGCCAACCAAGGCAAGTCTATGCTGTCCCGTATGGCGAAAATTGCAGTGGATAAGGCTCAGGCAACCCATCCGGACATCGCCCGCATTGCCCTGAAAACGATGATGGGCAACGACAGATTCAAAAACGCCCTGTCCAACGCTTCGCTGACTTGGGTGCTTAAACTGTTAAAAGGCTGATTATGCTGGAAATCAAACTCGATGCTACCAAACTCGAACACGGTCTGAGTACGCTCCTTAAAAACGCCGCAAACACCCGCCCCATGATGCGCGGTATTGCAACTGAGTTGCTATCTATGACCGAAGAAAACTTCGAATCCGAAAGCTGGGGCGAGCAGCGGTGGAAACGAAGTCGGCGTGCCGCAGATGAGGGAGGCAAGACTCTGCAAAAAAGCGGGCAACTTGCCGCCAGCCTGACTACACAGGTTGGCAGCAACTATGCCCGAATCGGCAGCAACAAAAAATACGCCGCCATCCACCACCTCGGCGGACGAGCAGGGCAAGGTCACAAAACCAACCTTCCAGCACGCCCCTATCTCCCCATTAACGGCAACAACCAACTCCAACCCGGTGCCGAACGCCGAATCCTCGACATCGCCATCGCCGCCCTCAAAAAAGGATTTTGACAACAAAAACGGACGATAAAAATACCGTCCGTTTTTATTGCAATATTTGCAACTCCCTTGCATTTTTTTCATCCCACAAAATCCCCCGTCATCCTCTCTCGTCCCATTTTTCTCATCACCCCCTATATATTTATCTCATTAGGTTTCAATCAGGTGATTGATTGGCAGCCGATCGAACAGTACCTGAACCGTCAAAGAACCCGTTACCTTCGAGACCACCGCGGCCGTCCCGCCTATCCCCTGTTGTCCATGTTCAAAGCCGTCCTGCCCGGACAATGGCACAGCCTCTCCGATCCCGAACTTGAACACAGCCTCATCACCCGCATCGATTTCAACCTGTTTTGCCGTTTCGACGAACTGAGCATCCCCGATTACAGCACCTTATGCCGCTACCGCAACTGGCTGGCGCAAGACAATACCCTGTCCGAACTGCTCAAACTGATTAACTGCCAACTGACCGAAAAAGGTTTAAAAATAGAGAAAGCATCCGCTGCCGTCGTTGACGCCACCATTATTCAGACTGCCGGCAGCAAACAGCGTCAGGCT